TAGTTGGTATCTTAATCATTTGATTTTCTAAGAAAAACTGAGGTTGAGTACCACTTTCACCTACATCTATTTTACTACTTGTATTTCCATAAACATTCTGAACATTTCCAGAATTGTTATAATCGCCAGCCATATACAGTTTCATTGTATCGCCGACTTCTACGGATGAACCAGTTCCACCATCATTATATGCTTCTAGTATACTATCAGTATAATCAGCAGCTCCATCGCTTCCAACTTTACCCATAACATAAGCATATCTTTTATGGAAAGAACCTCTCTTTTCAGTAAATTTGAATTGAGGGTCATCAGTAGGTTTTTTCGCACATTTACTTAAAAAGCGGAAAAAAGGGTCTTGAGCAATTGCTAACTCAGATACTCGTGAACCGAAATTGTACTTTCTTCTAATGTCTCCAGTAGCAAGACCAGTACTCGTTCCAGGACCACGACCATCAAAATCGGCAACTGTTAAATCAGTATTAGGCGTAATAACGCTTAAATAATCTTTTGCCATTAGACCGTCTCCTTCTAATTAACTCTCTATCAGCTGTACTTAACTAAGTACCTTCAAGTAGAGTATATTAATTCGAATAGAGACTATTACCAAGTGAATAGACTTCTATTCAAACATATCGTCTAGGCCACCATCAATCCCTTTTAAAACATCAAATACATCATTATTTGGATTTGATGTCTCAGATTGACTGTTGGCACCACTTTGGCTTACTGGAATATCACGAACATTCTTCATCTGTTTAAGCATATCATTTTTAGTTGCATTAGCAACATTTTGGTTAACCCTTCCTTTATTAACAATCATGTACATATCATCAAATGTCATTCCTTCTGTTTGAAACTTTTGTTGAGCTTCGTGAACAAAATTTTTGAACTCTTGAGGAGTTAGTCCATTTTTTTTCATAAATTCAGCGGCGTTCCTTTGCAATCCAACTTTATAATCAGCCTGTGCTTTTTGTCTTTCTTGTTGAACGACAGTCTCATTAACTCTTCTTGCAGCAACACCATCAACCATTGTATTGAATACTTTAGCAGAATCAGAGTCAGGTTTATTTACAATATCATCCATATCAAATTCAAAGTCTTCATCCAACTTTAATTGTTCTTTGATATTTTTGGGCACTGAGCCACCATCTTGTAAATACTCTCTGACATGATTTACTAAACCGCTATCTTTTTTCATCGCTTCCAACACTGGAACAAAAGGTTTCAACTCATTGAGTTGAGCTCTCATTTTTTGAGCTTCACGACTGGAATCACTATAGCGTTTCCTCATAGTCTCTAAATCAGACTGTTTGGAACCCTGTGATACCTGTTGCCCAGCCTGTTCTACTTTATTAGGGCTCTGCTGAACAGAGGTTGCCTTATTTTGAACATTTTGTGCATCATCATCTTGAATGCCGCCATTAACGTCATTTTCAAGATTACCGAAGAAATCTTCACCTTCAGAGCCAAATACAGTATCTTCAACTGCTTTTGGGTTACCTTGTATGTTTTCTTCTTTCATGTTTTCTCCTTAATTAAACATTAAATTTAATTCTAAAATGCTTTATTTTCCAAAGCTTTATTTTCTTTTTTCATATCTTCCTTTCTTTGGATTTTATCTTTATTCTCAGTATCTAAAACTTTTCTTAAATGTTTCATTTGAGCTTTAGTTTCTAATTCTTCCTTGAGAATATTGCTTCTGCTGTCATGAGTTTGCTTACTAACTTCAACAGATTGTTGCATTACTTTATTCTTTATACCAGCTTGGACTAATTGTCTTTCTAATGTTTCAATTGTTCCAGCTTGGTCTTTAAGTTTTTCTTCTTGAGATTGTAATTGTTGTTGTTGCTGTGATACTACAGATTTACGTTTAGCAATATTTTCCTTGCCTTTAACATCTGTTTCAGCAAGAACAGCTATATCATCTACAACACCAAGTCTCATTAATTCTTTTAATTCTGATAGATAAGCCCATCTATTAACAGGTAGTGTAGACCCTGAAATTATTCTTATATCAAATTTTGCTGTTTCATAATCTCTCCATTTACCTATAACATTACCCATATCATTATACATTGGAACATTTATTTCAACGTTTTTTTCTTCCTGCAAAGCATTAGGTTGAACTATTCTAAATACTTTATGAGCTGTATATATACTTTGAGAATATTCTTTTATAACTTCTCCAAGTTGTTTTAATCCAGGTTCAATACTATGTTTTAACCAATATTTAACTCTTCTAGTTCCGTATTCATCCATAGCTAACATACCCTTATATGGCATTTCTTTTGTTTGTCCTGTATCTCCCTGCATAGAAGAATATATACCAGCCAAGTATTCCATATCTTGTTTTCCAGTTTGTGTTAAACTAAAAAATGCATTATTTAACTGAAATGGTTGTACTGGAGTAGGAGGAGTATACCCTTGTCTCATAGGAAGCAATGCTCCTGGAGATGAAGAATACTGTTCCCAATAATCTGTATCAATACTTCCTTCTTCATACATCCATCTCAAAGAACTACCTAAAGATGCATTATGTATCATAAGTTGATGTGCTTTATTCATTTCTCTTTGTTTTCCAATTAAAGGAGAAACTGCACTCATAGGAAAAGGTGTACCTGTCCATTTATAATGAAACGGTACAATAGGATAATTTTCTAATGGTAAATATTTAGAGTATAAAGTTTTATCTCCAACAACACAAGTAAGTTTTATAATATTTTTATGGAACTTTATATTATCAACAAGATTCTTTTCAAATTTATTATCTCTCATTAAAATATCAAACTCTTTTTCTGATACAATAGTAGTATCTATCTTAGATGCTTCTTCTTGTAATTTATGTTCTATTTCTACTGCAAAAGATTGTAATTGATTTTTTATCATTTCTTGTTCTTTCTGTAACTCTAATTGCATTCTTTCAGGTAACATTTCTCCAGCTTCTACAGCTTTTTCCATCTGTAATGCTTTTTCTTTCAAACTAACTTCCATTTCCATTCGCATCTTTTCAACTTGTTCAGCTGCCATTTGTTTTATCTCTTGTATTTTTTCTTGGTCAGGTGGAATTCTGAAAAATATATTCATATATGCTACTTTTTCTTTTTCATATAATTCATAGAATTCTACAAGTTCATTTTCTTTTTGACTATAAACAGAATTATTACTATCCATATCTTTATAACTAAAATCTGATTGTTCATTATCTATAGTTTTTTCTGAATAATTATCGTATGCTTCTTGATTAGAAGATGCTGCCATGATTTTACGTTTGCTATCTGGGAACAATTGGACTAGGTGTCCTTTGGGAAGTATCTTGCGGATGAGTATGTAGGCAGCATCTCTAAATAAAATATCTCTTGATTTATTATCAATATAAATATCAAATGGGTCTGGTTGTTGTATAGTAATTTCTCCCATACCTCTATCAGCATCAGGGTCAACAGTTACAAGTAAAAATCCTAATGACTTAGTTACAGCATCATTGACAGCATTTGAAAGAAGAGTATCTCCACTAGAGCCACTCCATATATAATCTGCTATATCTGAAAATACAGATGCAACATCTGAATCAGAACCTTCAATCCCAACTGCTTGCCATCTTGGTTTATTAGCTGTTGCATAGAAATTCAACATTTCTACTACAGGAGTAATTCTATTAATTGTAAAGGTAGGCATACCCTGTTCTTCTAAGGATACCTTTTCTTCATGACTTAATTGATTGTCATTTGAAAAATCAAAACCTTTCTGATTAATATATTCCCATTGAACTCTATTATCTGTTTTGGAATATTCGTATATCTCTTTTACTCTTTCAGCTACCTTATCTTTTCTTTTAGCCAATTATTTCTCCTATTCTTCTTCTTCTTGTAATTCTGGCATATCACCATATGTTTTTTGAAATGTTTCTTCAAATCCTTCTCCAGTTCCTGACCCTATTATTCCTCCAGGTATTTCATTTGTAACAGGGTCTTGTCTTGCTACAAAAGAAGCAATATTTTCTGGAACATTTCCTATAACATTACCTATATTTCCAGCAAACTTTTTCATTTGATTTGTTATAGGTCTAACAATTTCATTAACTGCTTTTCTTTCTCCAATAACATCTAGTACATTACCCATATTTTTTAAATTATCTACAACCATACTATCAACTATTTGCAATGTATCTGTAAAGTTAGAACTAGCTAATGGTTTATCATTATTTATCATATCACTTACAGCATCAATAACATCATTTGCTCCATTAAATCCAGTAAAATTTTTATTACTATTAGCTACAGTTTGAAGAGTTTCTAAAAATTCAGGTTTAATATTTCTAAATGGACTGTCAAGTTTATCTAATCTAGCACTTAATTCAGGCATATCTAATACTGGTATTTTAGTTTCTGAATTATACCTTCCTAAAATTTGTTGAGTCTTTAAAGATTGGTCAGCAGCAAACTTTCCAAAACCTCCTGGTATTACATTTTCACCTATTATTTCTTCTGATACAGGATATAAATCTTCAGGTGTAGCAAGTGTTTCAGGATATTCACCTGGATATAATTGATTAGGGTCTATTGATTCAGGATATTGTGTTATTGGCTCTGGAGGCAAAATTGATTCTCTCCTTTTAAACCTAAATTTTCCTGAAATACCTGTAGTACGTTCTTCTTCATCCCAATTACCTGCCCAAGAATCAAATTCTGTTGATTGAGCTCCTCTTTCATTTGCTATTTGGAGGAATGCTTTATCAATTAATGGGTCACTATATTTTTTACGGTGTACAGCTGTCTCGAAGTTTATAATGTTTTCAATATCTTGATTAGACAGCTCTTCGACTGTTTCTGCTTCTCCAATTCTTTTTTTTACTTCACGCCATTTCTCAGTATCCCCAGTACGTTCCTCATACCCAGGTCTATCATACCAACTATAGCCTTCTCCCATTTGAGTCGACCAATCACGTGGAATAAAATCTTTTACGATAGTATCTAGTTCTTCTGGACTTAATGTTTCCTTATTTAATAGATAGGTTTTAACTTCTTCCTTATTCAATGATGTAATATTTTTTGATTTAGGATTTATTGAAACATATTTTCCATCTCTTCGAACTACATTTTCTTGTACAAAAGCCATAATTTACTCCTTTAAGCTATAACCCAAGATTTAACTTCAGGTCTTTTTTTATAAAAATCACCCTTCTTTTCTTCTTTGATACCAATAGGAGGGTTAGCATATTTACATGCATAAGCTAATGCATCTATTGTATCATCATGTCCCATTCTAGGACCAAAGGTTATTATCTCGTGCTCTAAGTCATAATGTTCTTTCTTTAAATGTATCTGACCTATTGCAAATCTTTGTGCTAATATTTCCTGTATTCTATCTCTTTTACTCATTCTAGTTCCAGGTTTCTCTTCTTTATATCTAACACTAAAATCATTTCTCCTTCTTGTTTCTGCTCTAAGTGCCTGAAATACAGGTTTAGACATTGTTGTATCCTCTACAACAAATAAGCTGGGATGGTATATAGAGGAATAATCAAACATATAGTCAACTATCCCTTTGTTTTTTTCTCCAGGTATCCCTAAAACTGGTATACCTCTTTTCCTTAGATAGTCTATTATATATATAGTATTATCTGCATCCACCCCAATTACAATTAATACACTATAATCAGCATCTCTTCTTTGACTATCTGTTGCTGGGTCGACACCAGCAAAAACATTAATAGGTTTTAATTCTCCATCTATATTAACAAAAGACAAATCAGTCTCTTCATCATAGGAATACATTCCATCCCAATGTTTTATATGATTTCTTGTAAATATTGAATCATCTGCACTTTGAACTTCCATCATATATTCTTGATAAAACTTATAAGGTTGTCCAGAATCAGCATAAAACTTCTTCTTTCTTGACATTTCCTTTTTACCAAACCAACTATCCCACAACATAGTTCCATCTGGCATTATTGCCTTTTCAAGAACTACATCCCAAGAAAAGTCCTTATCTTGTTTGACAGATTTTTCATAGTTAACGATGAGGTTATTAATGAAACTGTCATAATGAACAGGTGTCCCATTAATACGAAGCCTGCCAGTACCAGGCTCAAGAGCTGGGAAAACCACAGCAGTAATAAGATTGCTGTTCTTTGCTCTTGCTTCTGGGGTAATGGTGTTATTTTCGTCCTCGAAATCATCTAATATAATTAAATCATACCTCTTATGCAATTTGGCACCGCCTCTTATTCCTGAAATATTAGACTTGGATATCAGCTTACAGCCATTTGTAGTTTCAACATCTGTTTCTGTCCATTTTGCGCCTTTAAGACTACCGAAATAATACAAAATTCTTTCATTAAATTCCAAGTGATATTTTATATAATCCATATTACCTGTCGCAAGTTTAGCAGTAGCAGATACCCAGCCATAAAACAATGGTTCTTTAGTAAAACAAAAAGCCTGCATTATATCGCATTTAGTAAGTACAGTCTTTCCATGACCTCTAGGAAGTATAATAGCAACTTGTCTCTTTTCCTTATCTGTTATTGCATCTGCAATCTGATAATGAAAGGGAGGTGTCTCAGAGCGCATAAAGTCATCTGGTAAGAATAGTTTACCAAAAGCAATTAAATCCTTACTTGCTAAAAGTAGTGCTTCTTCCTGTTTTGAAACATTATGAAAGTTAACGTTAGCCATTAATACATTGAACGTTTAGTCGCTTTTCTAACTCTACCCTTAGTTTTCTTTTTTCCTTTTGTCATAGGCTTACCAGTTCTTTTAGCATAAGCTTTAGCAGCCGCCTTACCTTTTTTACTATAACTGAATTTCTTACCACCAACTTTCGGCATATCTATCTCCTTAAAATAGTTCTGTTTGTTCTATTTGCTCGTCTCTCCAAAACTTACATCCTATATCTACTATATTAGCTGGTATTTCTTTTGGCTCTTCAAAATAAGTACACACACCAAATGCATTAATACCACCTTTATTTCTCCTAGTACAATCCCAACAATTATTCTGATTCAATTTCTTTAGGTCTTTCTGCTTCTTCAATCATCTTATCAGTTAAACCTTGAAATGCAATGCCTGTAAACTGTTGTACTTTAGCAGCATTCTTATCTTCTAAGTCCATAATATCAGATAATTTAAATAATGCTTTTAATCTAGTATCATCTTTTTCACTAGTTTGTGCAACTATCTTAATATTCTCTAATATAAATTTTTCATCAATATCAAGTTCATCTAATATTGGTTTTAGTTCTTCTTTCACAGCAGTTTTTATCCTCTCAGTTTTAATTAAATTAACAGCTTTCATTCTAGCATATCTTTTATTATTAGTAGGAAAGGCTTTTACATACGCATCTTCAGGTGATAGTCCTTTTGAAATATATTGAACAAACAGTTCTTCATTTGCTGTCATATTCTTTCTATTTATTACTACATCATCAGGTGTAGCATTTCCACTAAATGAATATATATTTACTTTTCTATCAGTATACATTTGGATTTTATCAGATACAGGGAATGTACCTGTACATGTACCCACATAATATTGTTCTCCATTCTTTCTAAGCATACTACCTCTTCTAAGTATTTGAATAATACATTTATCATCTGTTAATACCCAATCACCTATTTTAGCCTTACGCCAGTTAGGTATGATTGTTATGTTAGGGGGTAATTCTTCTTTACTGTCATATACAGTATGTTTAAACTTATTAACTCTATAAGTTCTCATTAGGATTCTCCAACAATATATAACCTCTCTAAAAGTTTTAAATCTTCTTCATCAAAGTGTTCTTCAATATAGTCGAAATTAGTATCTATTGGACCTCTATCTTGAGAGTCTACTATTGTTTCTGTTATATACTCTATAATTCCTGTTTTTTCATTATACTTTATTTCAAGTCTATATATTAAACAATCTTTATTTTCTTTTTTACTCATATTTAATATAATCAATTGTGAACAAATTTCATAAAAAAATTTGTGAATATACACATTTAGATATAATCCTCCCCCTGTATAAAAAAACTTTAATTTTAATTTTCGTTTAGGCCAGTACTCTAGGACCCATACCTAAGTTTATATTAAAACAATTTGTGGAACTATTGGGGACAAACTCTTTATCCTATTTGGAGAGCAACCCAACGTCTGACCCTCGAAGCAGAACGATTCGCACGTGTACTTGAAGGGTGATATATTCTATATTAATTAACATGTTCCGTAAATAAGTTACTGTAGCTTAATTACTAATCCAAGAAAAAAAGGTTAGCTTTCAAAAATTGTAGCATTTTAGTGCTTGCCTAGTAATTGTAAAGGTACCGTTGTGAAATCTTTTTCTACATGCAGAATTAGGTTATCTTTCAATTCAAATTAGGGAGAAAAAACAAATGGTTTCAATTATCAAATGTTATTTTCAACACAAAATATGGGATGGCGGTTCTTGTTATATGTTTACAAACAAACCATCCTTCAATTGTATAGCCGACATCAAGGGTGTTGTTCAAAAGAGTTCTATCTCTGTTACATTTAGTGACGAGGAGAAAAAGGACAAAGACATCCCTCGTATTACCAAGTGGCTTCAAAATGACAAAGGAAAGCCTCTGTCAAAACAAGAGGCACTAGAATGGAAAGACCACTTCGGAAAAGAAGCATACTTCACGTATGATGGGGACTCTTTTGAACTCATCAACCAAGAACAGTATGATGGGTTATCTTCCGATGACCAATCTTACCTCAACGCTTCTATTCAAGCTTCCGTATAGCCTTATCTCTTCAGCATAGGCACTCTATCTAGGGTGTCTATGCTCACTCTTCCTTTTACATCCAAATGAGAGTATAAACACACACAATTATATAAATAAACAGCACTCAAACAATTAGATTAACTTAACAAAGGAGTAATACCATGTACTTAAATCAAATAGACACTATATTTTTACTAATACCAATAGTTATATTACTATTTATCGCTTTATACAAAGCATCACAACTATTTAAGGAGGAAGAATAATGAATGAAGACTTATATATAATACTACTGATATTAGGATTACCATTACTTGGTATAATAATAGAAGCATTGTTCTTTCCTGAAGATGATAGACCTCATTATAAAGAAAGACATAGAAGAATTAATAGGAATGAGAATGATACTATATTAGATAGGAGGGATGAATAATGATAGTTAATGGTCAATATGTTCCAACACCTCCAGATAGAATGGCAAGAAACAAACTAGCTTATAGTATAAGTAATAGTATTTATGTACCTACAACAATAGTTGGTAAGGTTAAAGCATTGATTGGTATGATTATCCACAGTTTAATTAAGGAGATAAAATGCAGAAAGAAACATCAATAAATCCTGATTGTCATGAATGTGGTGGAGATAATGTTATTGTAGATAGTGATAACAGCGAAAGATTAGACATTAAGCCTTGTCAATTATGTCTACCTGAAATGTGGAAGGATAAAAGTAAGAAAAAAACTATCTATGATAAAGAATACAGGACATCAATGCAGAAGGCTGCTGATGCTGAAGACCCTAACTTATTTAATATAGACTGGTCTGATTTTGGTCCAAATAAAGAAGAGTGGGAAGAATAATTTAATGGTACATACATATAATAAGAGTATGTCGTAAGTGTGTCACTTGAGAATAACACAGCCATTAATATAATTGAAAGAACTCAGATTTTTATAAAGACTTCTAAAACAACCAAAAGGAGTTAAAGATGGATTATAGAATAATAGATGATAGTGATAAAGGTTATATAGTTGTAGAATGTCCTGTTTTAAAGGAAAATATAACTCTTCATCCAGCAGTATCAGGAAAGAGTACTATTAAAGATGGTATTCTAATTGCATCAGATGACCATAGCTTTGTTAAAAGAAATATACATGCTATTAGATGTAATTGTAGTAAATGTACTGGTATAAAGAGTAGTTTTATGGAAAAGGTTAAAGAAACAGGAGCTACTATTGTTGATGGTAGAGATAAAGAAGCAATTAAAGATGCCTTTAAGTCTCTAAAGTCATAAATCTAATATTTATAACCATAATAAAGTGAAATTCACAGCAATATCAATAAGTCTAAAGCATCACTCCTTTATATGGTTTCTTTTGGTTAAATTGTGGTAATATTTCTAATCCCACAAACATTTAAATTAATAATTGGGAGTGTCCTAGTATCGTGAGAGCTAGGGGGCCTATAGGATATCTTACTGTCCTACCTTTATTAGCCCAGTTAGCACTCCCATAAAATTAAACTGAAAAAGGAGAACTAATGCCAAATGAAATAGACGCTCAAATTGAAGCACTATTAGACATCACAAACAATAACTATATGGAAGCTGTATTATTAGTATGTAAAAATATAGAACTGAAGAGTGATAAGATAGTCAGCGATTCCTCAATTAACTAAATGCAATGGCATAGCAATAAGGGGAGGTTAGAATCATTTCTCCTCCCCTTACTTAAACTAAATAAATAGCTGAAAAGCAAGGAGAATAGGATGTTAACTAAAATATGGACATTAAATAAACTATTAAAACTACCAAGAATAAGTAGGAATGGAGAAACATCCTTACTTGGTTTATGGAATAAAGCTAATGATGAGAATGATAAATTAATGATAGACCTGACTACTGAGGCAATGTCTATTCAAGAAGATAATCTTAATAGAGGAGATAATGATGATAGCAATAGGTAATGGAGAGGCTTGTCCTTTCTGCAAAGGTGAGAATAAATTCATAAATGAGTCTGATAATAACTTTTTAAAACATATTATGGCTAAACATCCTAAAGAAGCTAATGAAGCATTATTTAGTAGAAGAGGTGTAGGGTTATGAGTATTGTAAGATGTGAAGAATGTGAAAAGACAATAGATACAGACTTTGAAGATGCTAAAGATGTTTATATTATAGGTGGATACTACTGGTTATGTAATCATTGTTATGAAGAAAATAATTAAGTGTGACTAGCGTTACACTAAATAGTTTATAGTTGGACAAATTACTCACGAAGCTAACGAATCAAGGTCCTAGGCCAGAGGGATGCTACTCACGATATGCCACAACACTATAAACAGGATGAACTTACTGTAGGATTCTTCGAGTCCGAAAAGGTAAGCAGTCTTTAATGCCTGATAAGGCAATACCATAGTTGATTCCTTCTTAGACTGACTATGGTGTACATTTATATAATTGAGAGATGAGGCAAATGTGGTAGTTGAATAAAGGTGATACTGACGAGTATCGTGTAGTCTCTTATATAACTATAATAGTGAGTAGGTGGACATACATAAACTATTATTTCAGGGAGTCCGAGGTCCACAGATGGCTCCCCTAATTTTCTGTAAAGAAACACGACAACGGTGTGCAGTTGTATGCTATAAATTCTAATAAAGGATTTTAAGCAATGTTAGTCGGATTATAAACCGAGGAGATGGTGGGAGGCATTGCTTCTAGAAGTCAAGCCGAGGAAAAAGTGTAGGTTTATAATATAATTAAGGAAAGGAGCTATATAATGAATATACTTGATTATTTATTAATAATGGTGATTATAGGATTATTATCAGCAATGGTAATTAATGACAGGAGAAGATGATATGAATGATGAAATAATAAAAGTATTAAAGGAAGCAAGAACAGTAGTCTCAAACATATTAGGTGATGCTTGTATGTCAGTAAAGAGAATACCAAGACTACTAAATAATATAGAAAAACTATTAAATAAACTGGAGAAAGATGATGAATAAAATAATATTAAGTGATGTATTAGATTATATTTTAACAACTAAAGATAATGACACTCTTGTAACAATAAATGAAGCTGTAAAAGATAGACTTTCAACTAATTCAAGTCGTCTTAAATATGAATTAGAACCTGGTGATAAAGTAAAGATAACAGGTAGTGGCAAGATAACTGAAGGTACTATTGATAAAGTAAATAGAACAAGAGCTTTAGTTATAACATACTATAATGACAAGAAAACAAGGTTTCATGTTCCTTTTACAATGTTAACTAAAATCACAACTGAAGGAGTATCAGATGAGTAATTTAAACACATACCAAAAATGGGATGAAACAGCAAATATAGTATTAAAAGGTAAGAAAATAGTAAAAGTTGAATATATGTCCGCAAAAGAAACTAAAAGTTATGGATGGTATAACAGACCTGTAACATTTATTTTAGATGATAATACAAGAATAATAGCTATGGCAGATGATGAAGGTAATGATGGTGGAGTGTTAGCTTGTCTAAATAAAGGTGTTGATGCTGTACTGCCTGTATTAGGTTTGGAGGATTGATATGGGTAAAGTAAAAGAAATGTTATCTCAAATTGAAGAAAAATGGGATGAGATGTTATTTCAGTATCATATGCAAGGAAAAAAGAGAAAGAAGAAAGTAATTTATAAAAAGACAGTTAAGAAATAAGTCTGGTGGCATACCTAACAGGTAGAGTTTAAACGCATCTGCAGAGCACTCTCAAAGTATGCCAACATTTATATATAAGGAGATAATATGATAAGATGCGCAAAATGTAATAGTGATAATATATGTGAAATGCAATGGTATCATGTTAACAAGTCAGTTAAGGTAAAAGGTGAGTATTATTATAAACTAGAAGAAGGTGAATACTTTAATACAGCCTATTGTGACAATGATTATCAATGTATTGATTGTTATAATAAGGATGGAATTAAAGGTAGTAATGTAATTAACAAAGGAGAATAAATCATGAAATCATTATCATGTCAGCAAAGAAACTACTTTATCGATAGGATAAAGGAAGAGATAAATAAAGAAATAAGTGCATTAGAACAGATACATGCAACTGGTATACAAACTGTTGCTACTAAACAATACAAAGTATATCTTAAAGAAACTGGTTTAGATAAACTGCTTAAGAAATATACTAAATTAGAAAAAGAATGGAAAGATATTCAAGATGAAATGGGTAATGTATGTGAAGCTATTCATCAAAAGACTGAATATCCAGGTAAAAAGAATTGGTACAGCAGACCTTATGATAGTAATGGTGTTCAAACATTCTTAAAAGAAATATGTACTGCTTTAGCAAGAGAAGGTTTTGTCCACACACCTAAAGGTAAAAGATTAGGTGAGCTTGAAGCTAAAAGAAAAGCTGCTATTGATGTTGTTATGGGTATGACTGAAACTGAACCAACTGTTGCTGCTATTAATAAAATCTTAAAAGGTACTAAAATTCCTTTGTTAGGAGGTAAATAATGGCTAAAAAGATGAGTGGAAGAATATATAGATATTATTTTACTCCTGGATTAGATTATAGAAACAGTAAATGGGAAAGAATGCGTACTAATATATTATCTTTAAAGGAAGAAATAGAACAAGAAAAAGATAAACAAAGACATATTGCATGTGATGAAATTTATCGCTTTTTAGATGATATTACAGAAGGAATGTATTGGTATAATGAATTATTCGAAAAACCTAAGGAGAAATATAATGAAGAAAATGAGTAAAAAAGAGAAGGTATTATTATATCTTCAAACTTATGGTTCTATAACACCGAAAGATGCTTATGAAATGTTTCGTTCAATGAGGCTTGGAGCTCTTATTCATAATTTGAGACACGACCCTCCTCATTATAATATAGAGTCTAAAAGAGAAGGTAAGGAAGGTTATGCAAGATATACTCTAAAATCAGGTATTTATCCAGATTATGAGTAATTTCTTGAATAATTGTTGGAGAAAGTGTAAATTATAATGCTATCAAACAAGGAGAAACAAGTGAAAACATTATTAATTGATTTAGAGAATGGCTATAAATCTATTGGTAGTAAAGAAGCTATTAAAGAACAATTTGGGTTACCCTTATTAAACTTTAATGACTTTACTTCCTTTAGAAACTTTGTAGGTCAGCTCTGGTCACGTAAAAAGATAGAAAGAGATGTAAAAGTTGGTGGTATATCTGTTAAGCAATCAGGTTATGAAATAAAAGCAAAAGAAGGTGTAGAAATTGATTGTTTAGTAATAGATACTGCTAGTGAAATGGCTAAAAAATATACAAGAGAACTAAAAGGTAAAGCTGAACAGATGCAATTAAAGCAATGGGGTAAACTTAAAGAAAATCTTGATAGCTTTTTTGCTTTCACTAATGCTATACCAGCTAATCTTATTGTTAATTGTCATTCTAAAATGCAAGAAGATAATGAAAATGGTATAATGAGAGTTATGCCATATATAGAAGGCTCTACTAAGGTAGATGTAGGAAAATGGTTTGATTTTGTATTGTATACTAAAGTTCGTAAAGCTAAAGATGGTACTCGTCAGTATGTGTGGGTAACAGCAAGAGATGAACATTATTGTCATGCAAAAGATAGGACACAATTACTTGAAGCAGAAATTCCACAAGATTATAGTATTATATTTGATGCTGTAAATAAAGTAGGCTGGGATAGTGCTAAAGTACTTGTAATAGGTGAGCCAGGTAGTGGCAAAACCTTAAGTTTAAAAACGTTAACGAACATGAATAAGGAGAAATAGCTATGGGAATAGTTGTGACTAAGAAAGAAGGTGGAGGATATGATGAAGGTTGGAAAACTGTAACTGTATCTGATGCTACTAAAGGTGACTTCAATGGGTCTAAATATATAGACTTATTCTTTGAAGGATATCCTGAAACAATGAAATGCAGAGTATGGGAAGCTCGTAATAAAGACGGAGAAGAGTTCTCTGTAAGTAATATGGTTAGATATATTAATCCAACTATATTAGAAGAAATGGATAAAGATGGTACAACTGCTGCAAGTCTTGATGACTCATCAAATGGCTTAAAAGGTAAATCATTACAAGTGTTATTTTATAAGAAAGCTAATGGCTATTCTGAAATATCACAGAAAGTAGCGCCTGCTATACCATTTGAAAACATAGTAGATAAATTTGACGATAATAGAATTACTCGTATAAAAGAATCTGCTGAAAAATACCAAGCAAGAAGAAATGAAGCTAATGGTGTTGCAACTGAAACAAAAACTGAAGGGGAATCATCTAACGGTGATGATATGCCTTGGTAAATTAGTAAATTAATCAATTCAAAGAGAGCCAATAACTGGTCCTGTAAGTCCTGCGCACGACAATGCTTGTAGGCAAAGGAATATGTGAGGCTCTCTTTGTTACAATAAGGGGAAATAATATGATAAGAGAATTTGCTTTCGGATTATCAAACAGACATCACTTCTTTCCAAGTGATAACTCTGTTAAATGGGAAAATGTTGCTAAAGATACATTCCTATCCTTATATGGTTATGATGAATCAGTAGTAGAGTATTTCAATGAAAATAAAACATTATCAGGATATAGTGGTATAATATATCTTCCAAGAGAATTTATGCTTGATGTAGATGGTAGTGAAGTTGAAGAAGCTCAAGAAAAAACTATTAAACTTATCTCTATGCTTAATAATCTTGGTGTTCCTACTAATATTTATTTTAGTGGTAGAGGTTTTCATGTAGGATTACCTGATACAGCATTTAAATGGAAACCAGATGTAAATCTTCATTTAAAAGTTAAAGATGAACTTGATAAGAAAGGTATATATAGATATGCTGATGTATCAGTAACTGATAAGACAAGAATCATTAGATTAAATAATACATTAAATTCTAAATCTAAACTATGGAAGGTTTATATAAAGAATGATGAATTACTTGAACTAAATGCTTTAGGAATAAAAGCTATAGCAAATAAACCAAGACATATAGAAATACCTATGTTACAATGTGAACCTGTATTTGATGTAACTGAAAGGGAGGTTAAAAAACAAACTATAAAGTTCAAAGAAACTTTAGGAAAAGAACCAGACCCTATGTTATATCCATGTATACAGACAATGTTAAAAGGCACAACTTATGGTGGTAGACATGCTACTGCTTTAAGACTAGCTGCTTGGCTTAGATGGAGATATCCTGAAAATGTTGTAAGGCTAGTAATGGAAGATTGGAGAAAGAAAGTAACAACATTAGAAAATCCATTTAAAGAAATAGAAATGGAAAGGATAGTAACTGATTGTTATAAAGGACATAATGGTAGTGGATATAGATATGGATGTAATGATAAAATAATGGATAAACACTGTAATTCTACATGCACACTATTTAAAGCTAAGAAATCTCAAGGAATAATGTCAGCTGTTGATATGGAAGAAAATCTAATAAGTTGGCTGAAAGGAGATGTAGTTCCAGTTAATATAGGTAAACTATATAATGCTGACTTTCCTATATATCCTGGAGAATTAGTAGTAATTCAAGCACCACCTAAGTCTATGAAGACTATGTTATTACAGAATTGGGTTAATTCATTTAAGAAGCCAACATACTTCTTGGAAATGGAAATGAGCCCAAGACAAATATGGCAGCGGTTTATTATGATAGAACAAGGATGGACTGAAGAAGAGTTAAAAGAGCATTATGCAAGTGGTCAATATAAAATGGCTGATAAGTTTGACTGGTTAAATGTTGATTATAATGCATGTTTTGCTGTTGAATTAGAGAAGAAAATATCTATGTTACAGGAAAAACCTGAGATAGTAGTTATTGACCATATGGGTTTATTGCTATCAAGACATAGAGATTTGAATCTTAAAATGGAAGAAATAGCTGGTGCTCTAACTGAAGTTGCTGTTAAACATAATATGATAGTATTTGCTATCTCTGAGATAACTAAATCTGCTATGGTAGAGGGTATGGGAATAGCTTCTTCAAGAGGTTCATTTAGAATAGCATATAATGCAAGTAAGATATTATCAGTACAAGCAAATAAAGGCTTGGATGGTACTTTATCTACTCTAACTATTAAAACAGAAGCTAACAGAGAAAGAGGTTCATTAAATGCAGTAGTTAAAATCAATGGAATAAGAATAGAAGAATTCCAAAGGAGTAGCAATGAGTAAAAGAAGTTTAAGTGAAATAAGTACAGATATTATGTTAGTTCAGAATAGTTTTGAATTAACTGAACAGGAAATTGATGAACAGTTAGATACATTACATACTGAATTACATAATAAAGAAAATGGTGTTTACTGGTTTTATAAGAACATAGATAGCAAGATTGAATTAGCTAAGGAGTATAAAGAAAGAGCAGATATGGTTATTAAAAAGCTTAAATATACTCAAGAAAGACTAAAAGGTCTTGTTGTTGAAGCTTATGCAGCTAGTAAACAACTTCCAGCTCATGATGATTTCAATCCAATTAAAATAATACAAACAGGTAAGGTAGAAGTGATAGATGAATCTAAAATACCAGATGAATATTATGTTGAAAAGATTGAAACAAGACTGGATAAACGGAGAATACTTGAGGAATTAAAAGATGGAAATAAAATTCCTGGAGTAAGATTAATAAACAACAAACACGTTAGGGGGTTAAAATGATAGAACCATATGGAGAAATAAGAAAAGTACCTCTAGATTATCAAGGTATCACGTCTTCAGCTTATGCTGTACAAAGACAGGATATGAAATCTGAAGGAGGATTAAAGTGGAAAGAATGTGGAGTAGTAAGTAGCAACTATCTATTAGTTCCTAATTCTGAGGTAAGAGACATGGCTAATGAAATAGCTACTGAATCTAAACTATCTTGGAGTCCAATGAAAACATTCTTTGATGGTAAAAGATACATACATTTCATGCAGTCTAAAACTAATACAACAGAGATATTAAAAGGTGATGATGTTGCAC